GGCGAATATGCTCGAAGATATTAAATTGGCGCTGGCGAAAATATAAAGGCATAAACCCGCATAAAAAACATTTGCATTGTAGCTTTACAAAACTAGGCGATCTCGATGGCAAGCCATTCGACATCCCATTACTAGGGGGCAAAATATGAATATGAAAAATCCATACGTACTAACACTAGGCGCATTCTTATCAGCCTGGGCAGCATCCAATTTCGCAGCAGATTATCGCTCTATTCTTTGGGCATTACTAGCTGGTGTCTTTGGATATGCAACTCCTAAAAAATGACCCTGCAAGACTGGGCATCTGTTGGCGCTGGCGGTATCGCCGTGCTATCAGGCGTGCTAATAGGATTACGTTTTTTAGTTAAAGGATGGCTCAATGAGTTGCGCCCGAATTCTGGCAGCTCGATAAAAGATGCCGTTGATAGAATTGATCAAAGAAGTTCACGATTAGAGAAGCGTGTCGATGATCTCTTTATTTTAATTAGTAAGTCATAATTTTAATATGGCTACTAAACGCAAACCTAAGAAAAAAATAGCACGTAGACGCAGGACTACTAAAGAGCCTGTACTTACAAAGTTAGATTTCTGGGCTATAGCTGCTAATGAAGTTTATATGGCTTGCCGTAAATCTGGAATGGATGAAGGCACAGCTTTAGCGTTTGCGATGGATAGGTCAAGTTATCCAGACTGGATCATAGATAGTAAAGATCCTATAAAAAATCCACTTGACGATTTTGAAGAGGATGAAGATTAAGCGCTACTTGGTAATCAGCGATCTGCAGGTGCCATATCATCATGAAGCAGCTGTAAAGAATGTTATTAAGTTAGCAAGACGGGAAAAGTTTGATTCTGTATTGGTGGTCGGGGATGAAATTGATTTTCAAACTATTAGCCGATGGGCTGAGAAGACACCTCTGGCTTATGAGCAAACTATTCACGCTGATCGTGAACTTACTAAATCAATATTGTGGGATCTCAGTGAGTACAGCAAAGAATGTATTGTACAGCGCAGCAATCATAGTGATCGCCTTTATAGCACTTTATTAAAGGTGCCAGGCCTGATTAGCCTGCCAGAATTGCAGTATCCCAAGTTCATGGATTTTGCAGGACTTGGAATAACTTACTCAAAGCAACCCTATGAAATACCTGGCACAAACTGGGTTATGGCTCATGGCGATGAAGGCAATATCAGTCAGCATGCAGGTATCACAGCTTTAAACTTGGCTAAAAAATGGGGTAAATCGGTTATCTGTGGCCACACCCATAGGCTGGGCATGAGTGCCTATTCAGAGGCCGTAGGAAGCCATTACAGGCCCTTATATGGTCTAGAGGTAGGAAACCTAATGAACCGACAAAAAGCGTCTTATTTGCGCTATTCTGCAGCGAATTGGCAGATGGGATTTGCTATACTAGAAGTCACGGGCAAAACCCTGACGCCAACCCTGGTGCCAGTTAATAAGGATGGCTCATTTACAGCATTAGGCAAACATTATGGGGCTTGATACAGAGTACAAAGAGCGCACTATCGATGACCATATCGATGACCTCGAAGATATTAACGTTATCTAATTGTTATAAACAAAACAGTTTAAATCATCCACAAAGTCATACACAGGTGTCACACTATTGCCATGCCACAAAGTATGTGAGCATAGATGGGGCTACAAAATGACACTTGAAATGGCTATATATTTATTTATAGGTGCAAGTATTGGATGGTTGTTATTGGCAACGCATATCGATGACCTAAAGCAAACTCACTATTGGCGAGGCCGTAAAGATGGCTGGGATATGCACCGCAGGATGATTCAAAACAAAGTAAAGTCAGATGAGGTATTTGACTATGACAAAAACTGAGCAACTATTCGCTAATGTCATCGATACCTTGCATCGTAGAGGTGCTGATTATGGCCACCCGATTGGAAATCACAAAAGGATCGCAGAGCTGTGGTCGGCTTACTTGGGCTATCCAATTCAACCAAACGAAGTGGCAATTCTTATGTGCCTGGTCAAGATCAGCAGACAAGCTGAGGATCCAGGAGTCACTGACAATTACACCGATGCGCTTGGATACATCGCTATTGCAAAAACAATAACTGAAGCGATGCAAGATGAAGATGGAGTGTGGAAAGATGGCGTTTAATTTAGATGATTACACCACAGTTCAGGAACGATCTAATATGTTTTGGGAAAGGTATAAAAATGGAGCAATACGAACAAAGATTATCTCGGAGTCAGACACTAGAGTCATTATGGTATGTGAACTATTTAGGGACTCAGCTGACGAAAAACCATTCGCAACAGGTCATGCGAAAGAGGTCATTTCGGATCGTGGGGTCAATCGTGATTTTGCGCTTGAAAATTGTGAGACTTCGTGCCGAGGCACTGCTTTTAAAGCAGCTAACATCGGTACTGAAAAGAATGGACCAAGTCGAGAAGAAATGGTTAGAGTTGTAAAGACTCAAACTAATTATTCGCCAGCAGGGTCTAAAGCCAGAGCTGTGGAAGATGTGCTGCGTGCATCATTCGCAGAAAATAAGCCAACCGTATGGAGTGTTGGTGATGCAATAGAAGCTATGCCAGTTAATCCGAAAGCACAAGAATGTAAACATGGCAGCATGATTCTTAAAGAGGGTGTTTCGAAGACTGGCCGAGATTTTTATGGCTACGTATGCAGTGCTGCAAAGCCTGAACAATGTGAAGCTAAGTGGGCTAAAAAAACAGCCGCTGGATCTTGGTTCTTTGCTAGCGATAGTGAAGGAGGTGATTAAATGGGATACGTTGAACTTAAAGATGGATCAGGATTCACTTTACGCATAGAAAACGATAAGAGAACCCTGACACAATCAACAGACCGCTGTATTAGCTGTAATGACGACAGATTATTAACAGATGGTCAGTACCTGGTATGTACTCAATGCCACTGTAGGCAATAAGGATATTATCATGAAACATGCACAATTCAAATGTAATGGTTGTAGTCGCAAGACCGAGTTTCTGTGGCTCGATCAGTTGGATATGCCCGAAGGTTTCAAGGCGTATCAGTGTATGGATTGTGGCTGTGTCGGTGTTAAGAATATAGCCGAAGCGTTGGATGTACCTGATTCAGATATATCTAGATGTGATAAGTGTGGTAGTTGGAAGTTTATTACCGTGGTCTGCCACACTTGTCAGTTGATTGGAGCAAAGTAATGGGGTGGGATACAAAATGGTCATCAGAAGAGGATAAATATTTATTAACTCATGCTGATATGGGAGCAAATTGGATTGGCCAACAGTTAAATCGCACGCAACAAGCAGTCAATAACAGAGCTTATAAATTGCGTACCGGATTGGGAACTCAAAGAAAAAAATTGAAAGTCAATCTTAAAAGTTACACAAAGCCGTGGAAGCAAAAACCAGTAATTTATCCACGTAAGCCTACTTGGCGGTTTATGCGTAATTTAGCTTTACAACGGGATAATTATCTTTGCGTTTATTGTGGTCAGGAAGCAGATACAGTAGATCACGTTTTGGCTAGAAGTAAAGGTGGCGGGGACAATTTAGATAATTTAGTGGCTGCTTGTCGTAGATGTAATACTTTGCGTGGAACAAGCTGCGCTGATTGCCCGTCCTGGAGAAAATTGGTGCAAAAGTAATGCCAACATACGAGTACAGCTGTAATGAATGCGGCACTTATGGATCAGTACATAGATCCTACGATGATGACAGTGCGCCAATGTCTTGCCCTAAATGTAATTTACAAATGAGCAGGCTATATAGCGCACCTGGTCTCATATTTAAAGGTGGTGGATGGGGTGGCCAAAAATGAGCGCATCGACAGATATAAATTGGGCTTACCAAAACAAGCTGCGTGAGCAGTGGCTCAAAGATAATCCGAATTCACAATACATAGGTTGGATGTCTATATGATGGCTGGCTGGGATGAGACTTGGATTGACACAGATGATTTACGCATAGTGTGTTGCAGATCACATCTCACATATTGAGACGATTACTGAGATTAAGCGTAAGGAGATTTGCATGGATAATGTAGGCTCTAGTGTAGCAGTGGCTCACAAAGCCACAAGGCGAGCCCGACAGGGAAAGCTCGCAAGGTGCTGGCTAGTTGGGATCGCTCTAGTCATAGTTAATCTTTGCTTTGTAAAGACTAATTCCGTTGC